CAAAGCTTTAACCTGAATAGCATCAGCGGCAATAACTGTGTTAATACCAGCTGCTTTCATGTTAAATTGTACGATGTTGTCGGCATTACCCTCACCACCATCTACAAAGGCATCAATGTCGGTACTAAGACCCACATCGTAGGTTAAACCTGACCCACCTGCTTCTAAGACATCGAGACATCCTCCGATAACAATTGTGTTATCAGGAACATCAATCATTTGTACGATGTCATTAGCTGATAGATTTTGGTCAGCCGCATCAAAGATTCTTGACTGAACCATGTACGGTCTTGGGGCATTTCCGGGGTGTCCAACTGTTCCACCACCCGGTATGGTGTGATCATATGTAGTCATATTCTACCTCCCTTAATCTAAGCTAACAACAGCACGACACATTGCTTCAGGTCTGAGTACTTTTCGACCAAACACATGAAGTCCTCTAACTACGTCAGAGAAACTTTCTGTTGATCGAACTACTTCAGTCTTTGCAATATGAGATGCAGTAGCAGTTGAAGACATATGTCCAGCTAATAGGATGTTTTCAGAACCATCAGTAGCAAGACCTGATACTGTTACCTCATCAGTACCTGCAGTTGAATTTAATGCTGTAGTCTTGTAGCATGAAAATCCTGCAATGTTACCAAGAGACACAAGACCATTTCTTAATGGTGATGTCTGATCGCCTGTTACCTGAACTTCGGCAAATTTTGCACCTGCTGAGAATAGATGCTTATAGAATAATGGTGGTGCAACAAACCATCTGTTTTCTTCTGGAACAGATTGATCGTCTAATGAACTCGCCATTATAAGCATTGTATTTACAGCAGTATCTCCCGGAGTAGTTGCACCACCAATATCAAGAGCAGTACCTAATGTACCGATACCTGAAATCTGTTTTGTAGTTGCACCTGATTCTCCAGTTAGACCTGCGTTGGTTGCCATTAAATCTAAAACATTTGCATCATACTTTCTTTTGAGAGAGTATGCACCAGATGATGTTGCTAATGCTTCAAAGTTAACGTGTGATTGACGTTCTTCAATGTCGTCAATCTTAAACGCAAATGCGTTTGCTTGGTCAACGACCATAGTGATCTGGTCATCTGCCAAGTCTTGAGTATTAACTACAGAACCTCTTGTATATGAGGATACTGTAATTGTCGGTTCTTTGATAATATTAACCGTATCGCCAAAGTTCTCAATTTCACCAGCATAGTCTGTATTAGTTATATCTTCTACAACCGATGCTCTGCGAAAGAATTTAAGAACTTTTTGGCTAAAAATAGACGGTGTAAAATTACCACTGGGCAGGTTTGCATAACCTGCAGCTGTATTAAAAGCCATCGCTTTTCTCCTTAAAAGTTGTTAAAATTAGGAATTAAAATCAATACGACCTTCTGCTCTAGCTAAGTCAATATCTTTTTCAAAACGTTCAAACTCTGGTCCTTTGAGCCTAGAAATTTCAGAAGCTTTCCATATGCGTTTGCCACCATTGGGATTAACGTTTACTTCCCTTGCTTGTGCAGGGGTTATCGCTGATGCCGCTGTTGGCTTTGTTGCTCTTGGTTTTTTACCTATGCCAGCATCTACTTTGTAAAGGTCTATAACTCTAGATGCCCATAACGCATCTGTGTTGTTTTTATAGATACCATCTGCAAGAGATGCAGGTTGAGTTTCCAACCAATCTAGAAATTTTTTGTCTTTTCTAATCTCATCAAAATCAGGGTGTTTCCTTAGAAGTTCTTCGTAAGCTTTCTGAACAACCAAATTCCTTTCACGTTCACGAATTGTTTCCAACTCTTTATGAAGATCTTTTGATTTTTCTTCAGCTTGTTGATGGGCAACAGTTTGTACAACTGCATACACATCTGGATACTCAGTCTTAAATTGCTCCAATTCTTCTGGAGTTTTAGGCATTTGAACATTAGTCTTTTGAGCTACGGAGTTCTTTATAGCGTTTTCCAATTCGCTTTTTTCAGATTTCCATGTATCAAGTTTTTGGTCATAATGCTTTTTAAGGTCATCATATCTTTTTTTAAAGTCAACTTCTTCAGATTGTTTTGACTCAACGAAACTTGTATTCTGTTGCACCGTAGCTGCTTCTTCTGCAGGGGATGCTTCTACTTCCTGTTCATCATCGTCATCTTTGTAAACGTCTTTACGATATGCATTTCTGTACAGGTTTTCGTCATTTATAGTTCCAAAGGAATCATTGTGTTTATTAGCTCTGTGGCCGCTTGGTTTCTTTGCCATGATAATTCTCCTTCTAGCAGTGCCACATGGCTTGGGGTGGCTGCTCGGTAATGTAGGGCTGCTTTATTGCAGGTAGCTACGTTAATGCAGTGCTATTTAACTCCTGTTTGCAGACTAGCTCCACGAGCTTGTCTGTTAAAGACGTTACCTAAAAAAGATCCTTTATACATAGAATCTTCTTCTGTAGCACTAGCAAATTGATTTAAAGATGGATTAACTTCACTGTTTGCAAG